TAGAAGATGATAATAACATTATCTTTTCTATGTTACTTTTTGACTGTAAAAAAGAATCGCATTTCATTACTACTACCACCTTCTTAAGTTCCCCATTATCGTATAGCGATACACGCATCATGTTTTGCACCTCGTCCACTATCAGACCTGGAGTAGTCTTAGCCATTTTGCGTAGCTTATTATACTCCGGTCTTTCCATTTCCTCTGTTTATTACTCTATAGTATTTATCCTTATCCCCTTCTTTCAACTTCTCCAGATAGAAAATTCCATCATGTAAATGAGACAAACAAAACCTGTATCCGTATTTCTGTACTCTTCTTACATGATCCCGCAGTCTTATCTCTTCACTTTTGTCTTGTACTTTGATTTTAATACTGTCTCCTTCTTTGATTGTGTATAAAATAGTTTGAATCTCTTCTTTTTTCATCTTATAAAATATTTTAACGGCAGCACCTATACTCACGCACCACTACTGCCTTATGTTTAACAATTAAATACTTAACTCTTCAATGGTCAAGCCTTTTTCTTTTGCCCACTTTAGCATCGCGCATAATTCTGTTTCTGACTTATATTTCGGATCACGCCACGCCCATCCGAATTTATCCAGGACATGATGATATAATTCGTCGGCCTT